TTGCCCAGCAGTTCAGCGATCTGCTTGGCTCGGTAGGGGCGGTCGCATAGCAACCTGTAAACCCTTACGGCATCGGAGGCTCTTCTCATTTGAACGATACGGCTATGGACGCTTTGGTGGCCTTGGCGGTGCAGACTGGAACCTGCTCGCCCGTGGATTCGTCAAAGATAGCGGTCTTCCCTGCTTGGCGAAAGGCTATCTTCAGCAGTTCCTCCCTCGCTTTGAGTTGGGCCTTGATGTCTGCGTAGATGGGGTCCTCGTCGTAGTTCGGGGTCAGGCTCCCTTCCTTCAGGGTAATCTCTGCACCGAAGGCTTGGAAGGTCTTGCCGTGCTTCGAGGCTTCGTCGGCTACGGTCTGCTCGGTGGCCTTGATGGTTGCTTCAAGAGCCTTGACGATGGCCTTTAACTTGATGTGCGCCTCCACCGGGTTGACCTCACCGTCATTGATTCGGTCGGTCAGTTGCTGGGCGATTTGGGCTATCTCTGCCTTGCAGATGTCGCTCTTGGGGATGGTGATTAGGGTTGGGTAGGTCATGGTTTGGATTGAAATGCGTCTAAAATTGCACCACTAAAAGTATGGGATTCGATGCCAAGGGCTGATGCAAGGTCCATGCAGTCAATGAGGGTTAGGTGAAGAACCGAATGCGTTTGGCTTAACGAATTGATTAAACGTTCACCAGTTGCGGGGTACTTTGCTTTGAACTCAAGGAGTTTCTTGTACTCCGCAGCGTTCATCTTTTGGAACAGGGTCATGGCTTGGATATGAATGTGGCGAAGATTTGGTTGCAATACTGCCCGTAAGGGATGCCGATGGCATTCGATAGGTCGATGCACTCGCCAAGGGTCAGTTGGATTGGATGGGTTTTCACGGTTAATTCTTGGATTAAGTCCTCGCCAATAAGCGGGAATTTCTCTTTGAACTCAAGGAGTTTCTTAAACTCGTCAGCGTTCATTTGTTCGAGGAGGTTCATGGTCTTGCAAGTTGGTTTTGGATGAATTGGATGCCTTTCTCAAAGCGGGCAGGGGTCATGTGGTCGATGTCCTTCATGAACTTCACCTGTTGCTCCTTTGGGAGTTTGTCAAGCAAGGCAAGGAAGTCGGCCTTAAGGGTTGCGGTGGTCAGTTCGTCGTAGGAAGGGACCAGTCCGAGTTTGTCGTTGAGGTCCCCAAGGCCCTGCTGGGCAATCGCCATCTGCACCTCGTTGGACGATGCGATGCTCGTTTCGATTCCAATGCCGATGCAGGCCAAGGCACGGCCCCAAGCGGATGTTTCGCAGTTCTCGACGTAACTTGTTTTGTTGATCATACTGGAAGTCCTGTCCTCGGAGGCGTGGCCCGTAGCACGGATGCGACCTTCGTTGTCCCGGATGACTGCACGGACGCAGCAGCGGTCGGGTTGCAGGTCAATGAGTTCGGATTCCAACGACCAGCCTGCGTAGGCCGGTTCGTTGCGAAAGTACAGGAGGCGTTGGTTGACTTCAACGTAGTCCTTCCCTTTGATGTTGGTGGTTTTAAACTTGTGCATGGTTTTGAGGTTTAGTTGGTGATGAGTGCGAAGATGAATCTACCGAAGAAGGCGATGCCGAGGCAGGCGGTCAGCAGGATGTAGCCCGTTGCGAGGGCTGCTTTGAGTTTGGCTTTGGTTTCGTGGTTCATGGGTTTTGAGGTTTGAGGTTAAAAGAATGTGCGTTGGCGAGGCGCACCCCTCGGTTGGGTTAGTTTCCTGATTGTGGGGCTACATCAATCGTCCAAACTTTTACTCCGTTTTCGATGGTTAAGGATTCGCCTACTTGCTTTAGTTTATTGGCGAACATGAATCCAAATACTGCGATAACGCTAAGGCGGTAGTCGCTGTAATCCCATTGCTTGTCGTTGATGCGGAAGATTTCGGTGGCTTGAGTTGTCATGGTTTTCATGGTTTTGTGGTTGGTTTGTATGTCAAAGGTACAACGACTTTTCCTAATTTGTGCCACCTCGTAGCAAAAAAATTATTCATCCCCCGTTTTATTGCGATTTGGGGCTATTTCCATACATTTGTACAAACCTAACCCATGCCCGAATACCACTCTCTACGACCTGCCAAGGCCCTGACAAACGCCTTGGAACGGCTCATGATTGCCATTGACAACGCTGATTTGGAAGGCAACCACGTCCTCCTACTCGAATACAGGAAAGCCTGTGAGTTATTGGGCTATGACCCGGCAATGGCTCAATGGGCCGGGACCAAGGAGGTCCACCTATCCAGCGGTCCCGATGTTGCCGATCCTGTTAAGGTCAGTTATTTTCACGCATTAAACCCCGAAGAATGAGCAGAACCATCACTCACCTCGTCGTCCATTGTACGGCTACGCCCAAGCACACGACCATCGCATCAATCCGCAAGCATTGGAAGGAGGCCCTTGGATGGAAGTCGGTGGGCTACCACAAGATCATTGATTCGACTGGGAACGTAACGGTCTTGGCTCCTGATTCAGCCGTTACCAACGGGGTGCAGGGACACAACGCTACGAGCCTTCATGTGAGTTATATTGGAGGCAAGGACAAAGATGACCGTAGTATCGGCCAACGTCAAGCGATTGCCGTGGTGCTGCTTGATTGGCTCAAGAAGTATCCTACCGCAAGGATATGCGGACACAGGGACTTTCCGGGTGTAACCAAGGCCTGCCCCCAGTTTAATGCTGAAAAGGAATACGGCTACCTATACCTGACCGCTGCCGGTTAGTACAACCTATCCGCTGGGGTAAAGGTGGCGTGGACTTGAAGTTCGGGACCCTTGTTGTCTTTGCTGGTATTCCGTGATGTTTCCAGTTTCAGCCAATAGCCTCCCAAAGGCTTCGGGCCTCTTCCTCGCTCAGTATGAAAGCCCATGTAGCCTCCGTCCCATTCCTCCTTGTAAGTAGCCGTACGAAGTTGGTGAATAGGTTTTTGAATGAGTGTTTTGGTTGAGCGGTCATATCTATGAATCATATTTTGATGGTAGTACAATTCGTGAACGTGGCCCATCCAAGTCAAGTCGTAGCCTTCGGTCCCGGCAAGGAGCCTCTGATCGTGAATTACTCCGCGCGAAACCGCGCCTCCCCCACTATGCCCATGAAAATAATGCACTACGAAGTTGACTCCACGGATTGTATCGTGCAGCACTCGGATGTCAATGGTTCCTCCGTAACCTCCAACTTGAACCGCTGACCCTGTGGCGTAGTTAAGGGTGCTGGCGAAGCGTTGCAGGAGGTCCGTTTCTCCGTGTTTAATGATAGCCGTTTCATGATTTCCATATCCTATCAGCAGAATGTTTTTGGCGTAGGGGGCAAACCATTCCACCGAGGTGTCCACGATAGCGTCAAAATAACGGTCGGTGTTGTGTTCGGGACGAATTAGGGACTTGTCGGCTCGACGGTCATATTTCCCACCCATGCAGCAGTAGGTGTCGCCATTGAGTATAATGGCAGCATTCCGCTTGACGGCTTCGTCCAAGTGATTTTTCAGCAAGCCTCTATCGCAATGGGGGTTGTCCCAATGCAGGTCGCTGACAAGTAAGAACTCCTGACCCGATTGGCAGGTGACTTCGTGGATATTTCGGGTGTGCTTGGTGGCTGGTAGAATCATGAGAGGTTTTTAAGTTTGGCATTCTCGGACTGGAGTTCGTGGATGGTATGTTCCATTTCCTCAAGTCGTTGACGCAAACTTACGACCTCGTTACGAAGTTGTGTTAATTCCTTGTTTTGTGACTCGCTGGTAGCCTGCCACATAGCGAGGACCGCTTGGGCTTGCCTGACTTGCAGGGAGTCCGATTCGACACGGCCCTTTGTAAACCAAGCGACCGCTCCACCGACGATAGCTGCAACGCTCCCGACGATGGTGGTTTCTATCAGATTCACTTCTTGACCTTTACTTTATCGATTGTCATCCAACCAACTGACAACAAGGTGATTAATGCACCGATAATTTCGGTCAGCGTTGCGGTGTCGATGATGCCTTTGGCGACGAGGGTTCCACCGATAAAGGTGAGAAGGTGGCGAAGGAGAGCGATGACGGCTGATTTCATAAAAGGGAGTTTTGGGGTTTCGTTGTTGCGTTTGCGAAAGATTCTCATAGTGATTTGTGTTGGTGGTAGTCCTCGGTGTATTGCTCGTCCCATCCAAGGAAGGAGTGAACTCCGCAGGGTTCGGGCCAAGTTTGATACTTCGTCCAGTTCTTCGGTTCGTCGCCTTCCCATAGAATGTCAACGCACCAAGCCTTTGGATTTGCAGGGTTGATATGTCCAAGTTCCACAACGGTGCGAGGCTCGACCTCCGAGTCGTTAATGGTTCGGAAGTCAGCGTAAACTGCGAATTCGTATTTTCGGAATGTAGCCATTAGGTCGTAAGGGCTGCGAGTTGAGCGTCCGTGAGCCTTGTGGTGTAGAGCGCAGCAGCACGGATGCGGTCGTTGAGTTCTCCTCCCGCTGATGATGACTCAACCTTACCCAAATTAAGATTAGCGCAAGCAGGGACAACGCCGCTTGTATCAGTGCCTATTTGTGTACCGTTTACATACAAAACAAAGTCATTTGCAGCGTAGGCAAAGGCTACCTTATATACTCCAGCAGATAAAGTGGATGTTATAATATTTACTTGTGAAGCCCCACCTTGAGTTACAATAACATTAATTCTGCTTAAAGTAGTAACAAGCATGGTTATTCTATTAGTGGTGCTCCCGTCACTTATAGCTAAAAACCTTCCGTTTACTTGGAAATTCCTCAAATCCACCTCCGCATAAAGCGTTCCTTCGGTCTGCCCTATGCATCCGCTGACTGCGCCTGATAGGTTTATCACGTCTGCGTTGCGTGTTGCGCTTGCGGTGGTTGTTGGTATGTAGGATGTGGCAACGGAGCCTGTTTCAAGTTGTGCGCCCCAAGCACTAACGCTACCACTTACAACCGATAAAGGTATGCCTCCCGATATTTGTGTTCCAATTCTAAATCCAACCCTCGGGTTTGTTGCAGGCGTATAACCCATTAACACCGTCATTCTGCATCGATACCATCCGTTTCCGTAGTTTTCCATTCCAACGCTTTGGAGCGTAAAGCCAGCCCCTACCGTACCGCTCGCACCAAGTGTTCCTTCGTTTAAGTTAAATGCCTGACAAACACCGCTTCCGTATGTCGTTGCATTCTCCTGAAACACATTCATTGTAAATCCACTCGACAATGCACCAAACTTGCCAAATAATGAGTAAGTGTAGGTTGTTCCACTCGTCAATGTAATCGTCTGCCTTATCCTATCGGTATTTGAATCTGCAATAAATGTTGTCGCATTAGGGGTTCCATCAGGCGATGTTATGCCAGTAACAGTTGCAGAGGCAGCAACAGCCCAAGTAGCTGAAAAGTCCTGACTCTGAACGACCAAGTTGGACCCAGTCGGCTCAACCAAGAGAGCAGGGCATCCAGCCGTTCCACCGCTTGTGTAGTAGTCCAAGCGAGGTACGCCCGAAGCCACCGACTCAATCAAGCCAGCCGAATTAAATCGGGTCGCAGTCGTCGCACGGGTAACGTTGAAGTCCCCCGATGAACCAAGGACCAACCCAGCCGAAGTCGTAGCGATTTGGGTGTAGAGTTTCCCCGTCTTAAAGCGAGCAGGGACAATAAGTAGTGATGGACTTGCAGGCATCTGCTATGCGTTTAGGAGATTATACATTCGGACTTCGAGGCAGTTGATGAAGCGAACCTCCGCAGCGTCAGCCGTGTCGGTGTTCGCCCGTTGCATAAACGGCTGCCAAGAGTTAGAGTAAAAGACGAAGAAAGCGTAGGATTGGAAGGAGTTGAGGAATCGGGTTTGGAGGCATCCATTGACCGCAGCCTCGGCAGGCAAAGCCCCGTCAGCGTCTGCACGTTGGTTGAAGGCAAGCCAAAACGGATTGCCACCGCCAAGCAGTTGGTTTGTTGGATAGCCGTAGCCGTAGCCTATCAGCATCTTAGAGGAATGTGAAACCAATAACCGAACCGACGCTTGGAGTTACCGCAGTAATCTTGCCTCCGTTGCGACCTGAAATCACGATGCCAGCGGAAAGCGATTTACCACTAAAGTTGTAAGCGGATAGCAGGTTTTCGCTTCCAGTTCCTGTAAGGGTTGTGAATGTGGCTGCGGTATTGACTATCAAGAAGTCGTAGTTTTTGCCGGTAACAATTCCGTCAACGAACTCCATCGTACCACCTTGGCCGAGCATTTGTTGCAATATGGGTGTAGGCATAATTTGCTTTTAGTATAAATGTAGATTAGGTCGGAATTTCACAAACCGAATGGCCGTAAGGGATTTCAAAGGTCATCGTCGCCTGCCACCCTGCGGTGCGGTCATCTCGGCTCTCCACGAACCTCGTAAGGTTCACGGTGGATGAGAGGGTCCAGTCCTCGTTCGGGTCGTTTGTAAGGGCTGATATGAAGTCCTGTGCGATTTGCAGTTGGTCGCTTAAGACCTCATCCTCGTTATCCTGCCAACCCAACGTAGGGCTTCCCGAAACCACTCCGCCCATCGGCTTAATGGACTCAACTCTATCACTAAAATATACCCCAACCACCAAGTCCAAAGTACCAGCGTCAGTATTTGCAGACTGAACGTCCGCAAACACGAGCGGATACACGATGCGTTCACGGCTTGGAGTTCGAAGGTTGATGGTGTTGTCCGTTCCTATCGCAAGAGGGTCGCCCGTCCCGAACGAGTTGACTTGCGGATGGTTGTTGGCAAGGTCCAGCAGGGCTTGCTTGATTTTTATCCAAGACATAGTTTTGCAGTTTCAGTATGTTCTTCTTGTGTGCGCCCATCGTTAGCAGTCATTACACGCCCCGAATTGACCGTAAGGGTAGGGGTAGTCCAAGTTGCTGATTCCCATTCGCCTGTTGCGGTCTAAGACCATTCCTGTGCGGTAGTTGGTGGCGTTCGGGTAAATTGTGTCAAGAGCAGAAGGAGGCGAGTTCCACAAGGGGTATGAATTGCGGTTCTCCATCAGGTACCGAGTAATGCGCTCGGAATACCACTCGGCATCGTTCTTGACCTTATCCGTGAGCCGGGTAATCTCTTCCATGCTCATTTGTGAGGACTCTTCGCTCGTTCTGCGAACCATCCCCTTGTTCATGTACTTAAACGCAAGGACCATCGGCAACTCGTAGTAGAGCCATTGAATCATAGCAGGCTGGATGTAATCTTCCAAGAGCGTTTGGTTGAGCGCAGACGTTGAACCGCTGACGACCTGCGTAACCAATTCCCCATACAACGGAGAGCCTACAATCGGCTGAATCCGCATCTCTTGGACCTTAATGACCGTAGGCCGTATCTGCGTGTAACTGACGTTCTCGTTGATGATGCTATTGTCCAGTAGCGTTTCTTCGCTTATGAATAGTGCCTTCATGCCTTGCTGATTTTATTGCCTTTACGGATGACGAGTTGCTGCTCCCATACATGGCGACATTGGGGGCGATTCACTCCGCTCGGTGTGTGATACCAACCGCCTCTGCGATTCCAAACGGAGTAGCCCATTATCGCACTAATCCCGTCGATGTCGTCCCTCGTGTAAACCTTGCCCTGCCCCGCCAAGTCAAGCATGACCTTGCAGAACTCACGGCTTGAACCTTTGTCTTTGTTGCTGAACCCTGTCGCCCATGCGTATTTGTAGCGCACCTCCAGTACTGGCTCGGCAACTTCCTTGACATTCTTGGGAAGGTTCTGCTCGGCAATCTTGTCCACCGCTCTGCTGATTGGGTAGCGATCCTTGGTTATCAAGTAGGCGACTCGCTTGGCGACCTTCGCCTTGCTGACCCCAAATTCCTTTGCCATTTCTTCGACCGATGCGTCCCGGTTCTTCTTGCGGTAGGCTTCAATCTTCAGGTCCAACTCTTTCTCTTCCTCTCCCAGTTCGGCAAAGGCCAAGCGTATGTTTTCGTCGATGTTGGTGTCGAACCGCATCGGCTTGGAGTGCATAACGTGGTAATCGTCTGCATGGCTTCCAAACTTACTTGCAACCACTTCCAAGACCTTGAACTCCTCATCGCCCCATCCGTAGTCCTCGTCGTCTTCCTCGCCCCAAGTCGGTTCGCTGAACTCTTGGGATTGAACGCCCAGCATCGTGTCAATCTCTTGGGCTGATAGACCGAAGCCTGCTGACAACATGGTCCGAGCCATTTCCAGCGTGATTTTCTCCTGCATATATTGGCGAACTATACGCATCAGGTTTTGATACTCACGGCCCGATAGTTTCTTGATATTATCGTTGCTCTGCAATGCTTCCACGGCTTGCGGTTGCTCGTCGGGTTGGGGGTTAGGTCCAACCACGTCAGCAGGTTTCTCAAGCGGTTGCAGACCTGCTTTCTCACGAAGTTCGTCTTGGGTCATTATCTGCAACAGGGCTTGTTCGCTTAGTCGCTCGGTAATCGGCTCAACGGGGATAAGTTCCATCCCTTCAACGCCATTGAAGGATCCCAAGTAGTTAATCATCCGCTCCACTTTCCGCACCCGGTCGTTGACGTAGGTCGCCTTGAATAGTTCGTAAGCCTCGACCAATTCGTTGCGACCACCTAATTGGCCTTCGGTCTTGACTCCGAAAAGCATGGGGTTGGTTACACGATGGGCGATGAATATCTCCTGCTGAATGGCTTTATTCAGTATCTCGAACTGCTTGTCCATGTCGCTCGGTGTGAGCGGTTCAAGTGTCGGGGCCTTGGCTGCATCGTCGTTGAAGGTTACCACAAAGCGACCAGCGTTATCCGTACCGCTGAACTTGCGTTTAATCTGCCTCTCAATGTCCCCCTGTTCTTCGGGGGTCGGGATGCCGTTGTTGAAGTTTATCAAGTATCCGCCCCAAAAGTTGTTGCGGAGGTTGTTGTTGTGGAAGTTCGCCACTTGCACGTCTGCCTCAATCCAAGCATTGCCTCCGATGTATTCGGGGAGAGGATAGTGCTTCACGCCAGCAGCGTACACACGATAGTAGAACAACTGCTTACCGAGGCGGTTCTCCGGGTCGAATGCTGGAATCTTCTCGATGTCCCCGACCTTGGGGAACAACTGCATCATGTCGTCGTTGTACCAGTCAGCAACCTGAAACATCTTCTCCTCTTTGTCCACCCGAATCTTTTCAAACGGGACGTGTTCCATCTTGGCAATCGTTCCCAACTTGGACCAAGTAACCGCAACCGCAAACCCGTTGAAGATTTCTAAGTCCAAGACCAGTTTCTCGGTGATGTCGTTTAGGTCCTCCGTGCTTGACATTCCGTCAAAAAACTTGATGAATCGGGCCTCTTGTTCGACGGTCAGGTTGTCCCCTGCCTGCCATCCACCGCCCATAATGTAGTTCACCTTGCCGTTGACGATAGCGTTGTGCTTGCTTGACCTGCGATAGTTGTCCAGCAGGTAGTAGGGGTATTCGTTCGCAAAGCCGTAGGTGATGTACTTGCCAGAGCGGTTCTCCAGCATCACGGGGACCTTATGCTCTATCCCCAACCATTGGGTGAAGTGTTGAGTAGATTTATTACTCATAGCGTGTGAGCATTAAAACTGATGGATGAGATGTTAATCGTCCTAACACCATCAATTGAAGTTACATAGATTGAAAATTCATCATTGGTATTTGCTATCAAAAAGGTTTCCAAAACTACTTGATGGCCTAGGGTATGGCTCAAAGTAACTTGTACTTCAGATGAGCCGATTTGTACGTCATTTTTGTAAATAGCCCAAACGTAGTCATCGTTATTTGCCCCCGAAAAAGTTAGATTTGCACTCACCCTAATTGCAGCGGATAGCGTCCCCGTGTAGGTGATTGATGGCCCCGCAATTGTTGCAACTCTCGAAAAGTTGTTGGTTGATAGAATGTTGTTG